GTAAGCAACGTTTAGGTCTCGGATAATATATTGTTCCGGTTTCTTACCTTCAGATTCATTAACAATAATTTTTGTAAGGTTAGCTGGATCAACATGAAACCATTTTTTAGTTTCTGGATCTCTAATAAAGAATTGATCACCATACTTAAAAATGTTACGAATAATCTTAAACATTCTGGTTTCAAACTCATTGATCTTACACCATTGCTTTAGATATTGTCCAAGAATTTGAATTTCCGAATTGGTGGCAGCATTGTTAAATTGTATTTTAAAAGGAGTATTGTTTTCTTTATTCTTTTGAGTACAAAATTCAGCAAGAATATCTAGTGCAGCATTGACTTCGCTATCATTGTCCATAGTATTATACTGTCCGTATCTTTCAATACGGTTAGGATTTCCAACATAAACATCCGGTAAATGACTACTGTAATTTGCGGCGGCTGGTCCTAGTCCTGTTCCTCTAGCAAAACTAAACGGACTGTAACTTCCTGTAGCATTCATGTTTGTAGGTACGGGGGTGAAATACTTTTTCCAGCTCATTATCTACCAATTCCTCTATAAAAATCTGTTCCCAATCCTTTAACCCCTTTGACAGTTTTTTCCTGTAACCCAACACTGCTTTGTAATAATTCTGCAACCTTTATCATAGTAGTATTTAATTCTTCTACCTTTTTAATTAGAGAACTTTGGCTATCGGATGTAGCTGGTGTCGACGTAATAGGTGAAACTTTTTTATTTTGGAAATCATAAAACGATTGCAATAAATCACCAGCAGGAGTATTTCTCGGAACAACTGCTTCAGAGTTATGAAGCATAGCCATAGTGCCCGATCCAAAGTTTTGAAAACCGTTTGTTCCGTTGGCAAATTGTCCATCCGGACCCGGTATTAATTTATTTTCTCTAAGTCCGGAATAAAAAGATCTTAGAATTTCGTTTTGTTCCGGAGTACCTTCGCCGCTAGCAACAGTATTTGCAAGAGTGTTTATAATTGTATTTAATCTTTGGTCCATTGGCATTTGTTTGGCAAACCAATTTTGATTTGCCAACAGGTCGTCTATAAGTTTTTTCTGACTTACAGACATTGATTCCATTATTTCAGGTAATTTATCTATTGCTGCTGCTTGTTGACTGCCGGTTAAGCCAGACGATTGCCGGTTGAATGCTTCTGACATAATTGTGCCAAAATTTTCAGCAACGCCAGCAGATACTGGACCTGGCTCATTCATAGTTTCTTCTGCAACTGCTACTTGATCAATGCCCAATAGAGTTCTTGCAAGCCAACTATTAACAAATGTTCTTTCCATTAAGTTAACCAATTGTTCAAAATACCCAGCTATTGTATTCTGTAAATTAGTTCCTGTTGGACCTTCCCAGAAGTTAGTAAATGCATCAGCCATGCTTTCAAATAGACCACCTTGACGTTGTAAACGTCTGTCATCTTCGCGGCCAACCATGACTTCCTTGCCAAGAAATGCATCAAGAATTTTATTGTACACTTGAGATAACAGTGATTCGTCTGATCTACTGTTTAATCCAACCCAGTCTACAAAACGATCATATAAAGAATCTCCGGGTCTAGATAATTCATCGCCGAATATATAATCTTGTATTTTTTCTAACAAGCCTTCTTTACGTACTTCTTGTGGTCCAGCTGGTGTCATTTCTGTAACTGTTGACCCTAAGAAAAGTTCTTTAATCCACGTACCAAGCCCGGATAGTTGTTCCTTAAACGTATTCCAAAATCCTTGATCTCTAATATCATTAGCTAACTCAGAGATCCAAGTCGAAACGGCTGTAAATGATTCTTTTAGATTATTTACATATACTTTAAAGTCGTCGCTTTTGATCCAATCGGTAAATGTTTTAATTGCTTGTGTAACAAATCCATTTCTTCCAAACAATCCACGCATTAAGTCTTTTAACCAACCTGTAATTGATATTCCTGCTCCTTTTAGACTTTTTGTACCAGAACCAAATAGCTCACCAACAACTTCACTTAAGCCAGAAAATGCGTCAAATAGTCCTCCTTCTTCCATAGAAAAATCATAGAAAAAATCTACAAACATTCGTCTAAGATCAATAACTGCTTGTTCAAATTTTCCAAAGGCAGAAGTTACTGCGTTTCTTCTGTTTTGTTCTTCGGCCATTTCTTCGGCACTCAATTGAGAAACTTGATTAAACTGATACAGAGAATCCATCAATTCCGCTAATGCACCAGTTACTCCGCCTTGCATACGCATTTGATCTATTTGTGCTTTGCTAAATCCTGATGAAAAATTACTCAATGCTGGACCAAATCTATCTTGCAATGCAGAGAGTACTTCGTTAATATCTTCTTCTCCAGTGAATACCTGTTGCATGTATTGTCCTATGCCCGGTATTGCTGTTTCTAATGCTTTGCCCAGATCAGTTTGTGCAACACCGTCCATCAAATCTTTAAAACCATCTGACACACCCGGAAGCTGGCTGTCAAAGAATGCTATTGCACTCTGTAGATTTTCTTGTTGTGCGCCTTGTAAACTGTTTATTCTTGCAGCAATACCTGCATCAGTTTGCTGTTGAGAAATACGATCTGCTAGCTGTTTTCTTTCTTCGCCGGTTAGTTTTGCTAGTTTATCAAGTTGTAAAATGTAACTTGCCGCAGAAGCTTGAGTTTTTCTATCGGCTTTTAATCCATTAGCAGATCTTCTGCTTTCCAGAGACATAAAACCAATCAGACTCTCGTTTACATCTTCGATAGTAAAACCCATTTCAAAAAATCTCGAACCTAGATCTCTTCTAAAAGTTTTTGAAAACTCTCCAACAAACTTAGCACCATTTGTAACCGTTCCACCAAATCTTGCCAACTGTTCGGAATTTCGCATAATCATTTTTGAATAATCGTCAAGTTCCATACCGCTGTTTGCAGCAGAACTTATCATGTCAAATAAAGAATTATTAAAACTTGCACCAACACTGGACAATTCTCTCCAAGTGCTTACGTTACTATCAATGTAGTTGGCTAATTTAGTTAACGAACTTTCAGTACCAAAAACCGCACTAGAAAAATCGCTTAGTGTAGTTGCACCTTTAGCAAATGATGTGATAAGTCTTAGAACTGTTATTAGAAGATCCACTTCTATTAAGTTCTCTCATAGCGTCACGAAGTTCAAGCAACGTAACCTCAGAGGCTACGCCGCGCAACCCGCCAACATTTTGAATTTCTACTGGATCAGCCACTGTTATTTTTCCAAATTAAATGCGTATAAAATATACCTAGATATATACTTATAGTATTTATCTGGAGAAAAATATACATGAACACTCCCTCAATGAACCCTCTAGCAAGACACTTTAGACAGCCCAAGCTTTATATTAAATTGCCAAGCAATGGAAACTTTTATCCTAAAGGATCTATAGAGCTATCCGACACAGGAGAATATCCTGTACTTGCAATGACGGCAAAAGACGAGTTAATGTTCAAAACTCCAGATGCACTGTTGAACGGACAATCAACAACCAGCGTTATTCAAAGCTGTTTTCCTAATATTAAAAATGCTTGGAACATTCCTAGCATCGACGTTGATGCTATATTGGTAGCTATTAGAATTGCCACTTACGGTGAGAAGATGGACATTAATATCAATGTTCCGTTTAAAAAACAAGATGGCAAAACTGTTTATGAAGAAAGAACATACGAAGTTGATCTACGAACAGTGTTAGACTATCTAACAGCAAACACATACGAAAATGTTTTTGATGCAGGCGATTTTAAATTTGAAATTGCACCAATGAATTATAAACAATTTACCGAAGTTGCAATGAAAACATTTGAAGAACAGAGATTGTTCAAAGTAATAAACGACGACGAGTTAACTGAAGAACAAAAGCTACAAAAGTTCAATGAAAGCTTTAACCGAATAACAGATATGAATATAAGCACTATTGTTAATAGTGTAGTTGCTGTTCAGTTCAATAATGAAGATCCTGTAACAACTAAAAATTATATTATTGAATTCTTTTCAAACGCAGACAAAACTGTTTACAAAAAAGTTGTTAACCACATCGACACACAGCGTAAAAAGTTTGCTATCAAGCCACTTAAAGTAAAATTCTCAGAAGAAGAAGTAGCAAACGGTGCTCCAGAAGAATTAGACGTTCCTATTTCATTTGACCAATCAAATTTTTTCGCATAAGGATCTCAACTTGGCCTCTTGAAAGAATACTTGAAGAAGTTGAGGTCCTTGAAAACGAAACCAAGCAAATCAAATTTGACTTATCAAGACTGTGCTGGTACATGAGAGGCGGGCTAAGTCTTTCAGAAGCTTATGATTTAAGCCCAGATGAAAGAGAAATTATAGCCCGCCTTGTTAAAGAAAACTTAGACACAGCTAAGAAAACTGGTCAACCGTTCTGGTAATATTACAGTGCTGCTTTAAGTTGTGCTTTTTGCTGCGGTGTTAAACTGTTAACAAAACTAGATATATCAGGAGCACCTTGTCCTTGATCAGGCTCAGCAAATCTACTTTGTCCAAATCCTGCTTTGCCACCATACGCTTTTTGTACAACCTGTTGAATAATTGATCTAACTTCGCCCTTGGATAACGGTAAAGTATTAGGATCAGTAGCTTCGTACATGCTGTTTGTTTGAGTACCAGCAGACTGTGTTAGTTCGGCGCCCTTGGCTTTATTTGCATACTTGCCTGTAGTTTTATTTCTCCAAAGCTTGCCCATCCAAACATATTCTTGACCAGCACTGTCTTTTGCTACAGTTCCGTTTGGCAATGCAGGAGCAGGTGGAGTTGGATTACCAGCAGCTGGTGGACTGGCATTGCCTGGACCTGGAGGTGCACCGGTTGGAGGAGTTGGGCCACCCATTGGTGGTGCAGGAGGATTACCGCCTAATCCGGCGCCAGCAGCACCGGCAGCGTTGGCAGCATCTCGTGCAGCACTTGCAGCATCAGCAGCACCGGCTTTTTTTCTTGCTTTGCTTTGGAATGCATCCACAACCGATGTTCCAACTGTACCTAAACCTTTTTGTTTAAAATAATTCTTTAATACATCAGGTGTTGCTCTTTTTTGACCCGAATATTCCATGTAAGTTAGAAGTTCAACTTCCATTTGTCTTACTTCGTCTTTGGTAGCACCAGCAGCAGCTTTACCAGCAGCTTTTCTCATTTTCTGAGTTTTAGTAAATGCAGGCATTATATTTCTCAAAGGGCCTTCATTTGTTTCTTCATTCTCAGAGATAATAGATAGTATTTTCATGTGAATATTCCTTAGAAGTTGTTATTATTATTTATGCAAGACGTTTTAGATGAACTACGTTCATCTGTGTTTTCGCTATCGCTCAACACATTTCTTTTTATTTAATTGATAACATAGTTAGCACGAAGTGCATATACTTCATGTAGATTAATCTGGTCAGACGGAACCTGTTTTAAGGTTCCGTCGTCTTTGACTTCATGTGAGTTGCACCAGCCGAGACACGGGAAGCAGGTTTTTTGTTTATACACCAACTCCAGGGACTCTAACCTTTTCCCTACCTGCGTCGACCCAAGCAGTGCGTCATAAACAATACACTTTCCAATGTACTGTTTACGCTGCACTGCTTGTCTTAAGCTCGTTCCTCAATCCTTAAGTGTTTAGGAGTATGCGGTGTTTTTGAATGACAGCAATCATTCTATATCAACTGCTAGGGTTCGCCACAATCAATATGTTACGTGTTCGGGTATCAAGCCGATTTTTCCACAGCGGTATTTTTAAACTGGCCCGCTAACCTTATGTGCTGTTTGATGCTAGCCTTAAATGCCTGTGCAGTTTTTTTGAAATAAATCTTTGTTTAAGGAAAAGAAATCGTCGAAACTTGTAAATCTCCACCAAGTGCCTAGTTTATCTTGATAGTCGACGTGCCTGTAAGTTTGAAAGTCTGTGCCTAATTGAAATAAAACATATCGGCCTTTACGATTGAATTTCATAAAGATAATATTGATGTCGCCTTGGTCTGCTGCGTCTAGTGTTTGTGAAATCCAGCCTTCGAGTAATGGTATGTGGCCTGAAGAAATCAGTTGATGAAACGGGAATTCCGCATAGTTTTTACACTCTGCGTTAAAATTTCGCCAGTTGTCTGGAGGAATGATGTCTCCCTTATGGGCTCTAACTTGCCCTTCAGAGAGTTTATCTCTTCTATGAGCGTTCTTCCCTCCAGTAAATGCTCCTGAATCAGGTACTCTAGTGAACGAATCTTCGTAGAGTTCAGATAGGAAAGTGGAGACTTCTCTTTCAAAGCTCTTCCCCTTCGTCTTGCTTTTGCTTGCCACCGCGCTTGAGTCTTTCATACTTGTTGAGATGAGATTCTATAACCTCTACTCTACGTAATTTAGCCAGATGTCTAATCTCTTGAAGCCATTTTCGAACAAGTCGGCGTTTTGGTTCAGACGGGCGCTGCTCGAATATTTCGTTTGCTTTGAAATATTCGAGATACGCCTTTGCTAATTTGTCGTGTGTGTCATCTTGATGTATCATACAATCTCTATATCGTTTGAGTACGAAGTATATCCATTTTCTTTAATTACTTTAAGAACATTATTAACTCTTCCGATCAATTCGTCCTTATGAGATATTAAAAATATGTTTTTATCTCTCTCACGACCCATCTTTTTAAGAACACCCAACGAGTTTTCAACACCAGCAGTATCCATTCCACTATCAATTAGCTCATCTATGAACAGTAAGTTAATGGATTGATACAAACTTTCCCATACATCGCGGAATGCAAAGCTTAATCCTAGTATAAGTCTATTTCGTTCACCTCTTGAGAGGTTATCAAAGTCTAAATCTTGTCCTAGTTGTGTTATTTGAACATTTAAATCATTTAAAAACTCTACTTGGTGTGGCAAACCTAGCTTATCTAAGTAATAGGTTAGTCTATTATTGAGATAATTTAAGTTTTGATCAATAATTTTCTTTCTAATGAACGAATCTTTGTTGGTCAACAGCTTTAGAAGAAACTCTTGATGTTCTTTTAATGAAGTAAGCTTGTTAATTGCAGTCCAATCAATAACTTGTAGCGCAGTAGTCTTTAAATCATCTATTTGATGTTGATATGTGTCTTCTTCGGACTCTTTGTTCTTTAAAAGAACTCTTAGATTGTCAACATTGCTGCGATGTTCGTATGCTTCCTTAGCTGTTTCGTAAAATGTAACAGGTTTTCCGTTAATATTACCTATTTCACTCAGCGATGTTAGTACATTTTGTAGTTTTAAGTTAATATCGGCAGCATATGTGTTTGCATCAGCTAATTCTTTTTGTTTTTCGGCTAAAATTGTTTCTTTTTTGTTGTCGTGTAACAATTGACCGCATGTAAAACAAATTGCACTGTCAAGATTTGCAATATCAGCCTCGATCTTTTTTACAGAACTGGATGCACGTAGCAATGCAGTCTCTAAGGTTGACTTTTCTTTGTTTAATCCAGTGATTTGATTGTTTAGTTGATTCCAATTCAGTAATTTTTCATGAAGATCCAACTCGTGATCAATATCCAAGTGCTCGAGTTCGGTAATAGCCTTTTGTAAATGGTCAGCATCTTGCTTTTTCTTACTTTCCCATGCTCGTTGTCTACTAATAAGCTGGTCGATGCTAACTTTTATCTTTTCATTGCTTGCTTGTATAGCATTAATCTTTAAAGTCTCTTCAGTAATAACGTCTTTTGTTACTTTTACTTGTTCTTTTAGCGATTCTGCCTTTTCTGAAAGCAGTGTAATGCCCAACAACTGTTCAATTATTTCTCTTTGTTCGTTAGTTTTTAAGCTAAGGAAAGGTTCTGTGTAGGTATTGAGGGCAACAATGTGTTTAAACATGTTGTGACTAAGTCCTAGCAACTCGTTGATGTCTTTTTGAGTTTCTCTACTGTCGCCTTGACTTTCGTCAGTTGTTTCACTGGATTGTTCAATACCGTTAACAAAAAATTTCAAAATATTTGGAGATCTTCCTCGTTCTACACGGTATTCAATTCCATTTTTTTCAAAATTTAATGTAACCAACATACCTTTACCGTTGGTTTTGTTAATTAGATTGTTTCTTTTGATATTAGTGAGTGCTTGGCCGTACAGGGCATATGATAAACCATTAATAATAGTGGTTTTGCCTGTACCGTTACGGGAACCTGAATCGTCACCTCCTTGATCTAAGTTTTCGCCAAGCACTAGAGTGAGTTGCTCTCGATTGAAATCAACAGCTTGGGTAACATTACCCACACTCATAAAGTTTTTAACTGATAGGTCTTTAATTTTTATTGTCATAGTTCACTATAAATTTTTAATAAAAGAGATTTGTCGAAGTTTTCACTATCAATAGCTAATATTTCATTGCTAACGATTTGATCAACACTTTCAAACTGCCCTATTTCAAGATCCGAAGTAATTTCTTCAACTTGTTTTTGCGGAATTAGTGTAATTTCTCTGCAATCGTACTCTTGCATAAATGTTTCCTTGACAAATGTAGCTTCTTCGTATGAAACAGGAATATCAAGTGTTACACGAAGATACATCTTTGACTTTATCAAGGTATTTTTGTTGTCAATCAACTGAGATAACGTAACATTTCGGTATTTCGGAGCATCATCCCAATTAATATACTCTGGGACTTTGTTGTTTTCCTTATCGAGTATCATCATTCCTCTGTCGTCATCCCAAGTATCGGCATAATTGTGAGGGAATGCGTTACCAATGTAATGAACTTTTCCTTGCTTTTGTCTTTTATGGAAGTGACCGCTAAACACATAGGTCTGATTAACAAAGTGTTCTACTTTTAATTCCCCTGTATCGGGCATTTGAACCATTGCATTCATATAAAACGATGGTAATTCAAAATGCCCAAACATATACTTGGCCTGAATCTTCGAAATTCTTTTCCATTCTTCTCCTACCAACCAAGGTACAAGTGCAACATCGTCTTTAACGTAAATATCGTTAATTGTTGTAATGCCTGGAATGTGTTTTGCAAATGCAGTTGAATTAACATCACGTTTGTCTTTATAATAAAGATCGTGATTTCCATCAAACATAAAAAACTGATCAAATGCCTTGCCCAGTTTTTCTAAACACCTAATACTGGTGTCCATAGTTGTTAAATTTAAACTATTTCTGTTATGATGCCAGTCGCCGCAAAAAATTCCAGTATCGCACCCATTCTTTTGGGCAGTTTCTATATACCAGTCGACAAAATCTTCACAATCTTGATTATGTACTTTTGAATTGCCCTTCATACCGCAATGAAGGTCCGTAAAAACCGCTGCTTTCTTAAACACTAAGATAACTCCGTAACAATATACAATATAAGAGATAAAATACCAAATGTCAACAATTAATTATCGTGACTATCATTGAAACGTTTTAGTCCAGCTTCAAATTCTCCGGCATTTTGACGAGTAAAGCTAGGATTTAAATTATTCATTTCAAGAATGTCGTCTCTAATGTTTTGATTACGCTTTTCTAAGTTAATAACTCGTACAAAACTGTTTGTAACTGCGGCTGTATAATAAGCAAATGGATTTTGAGATTTAGATTCGTCAAATTGTAGACCTATTTGGGCCAATTGCAATATTGCTTGACCCTTCATTTCGTCGTTATAGGTATATCCTCTAACGTTTCCTCTAGTTGCATATCTATCGCACAATTTCATCCACATAAGTGCAAGCTTGTTTGTGGCTTTTCCGTGATCTTTAGAAAAATATCCATTTTCCATTCCGCCTACCCAGTGACTTTTTCCTACACAAACAAGATTATTGTTTTCATCAAACTTCCAGTGCTGGAATGGAGGAAAATTTAACTTAACTTTAGTGTCTGCAACATTTTTTGGATTCTTTTTACGACCTACTTCTTCAGGAATATGGTCGTATGTCATAATTCTAAAAATTAAATCAGTTTTTTCTATTTTTTTATAATCTATTTCGATTTCAGAAAGCTTTATTTTACTGTTTGATAGCTTTTCTTCTTCGTATTTTTTTAAAGTAAGCTTTTTTGCTTTGATTTTCTTTGCTTCTGCAATAGTTCTTATGTTAATCTTATCTAAGTCAGTTAAGATTAAGTCATAATCAACATACTCGGGATCAACATAGCTTGAGAATGTATTTTTTGACTTGTGTATTTCCAACAACATATCTTTGTTGTTAAGATAATTTACTTTTTTCATTATTTCTCCTAGAAATGTAACTTATTTTAATATACGTATATAATTTTGTCAACTAAATATATATGGAGAATGGTATCATGGGATTTCTAACAAATTTATCAAATATTACGCAAAGTATTAGTTCTACAGCAAACAGAATAGGATCTTTTGCTAATACAGTTGGCGGATTTGTAGATAGTTTTCAAAATTTGCAAAACAATTTTCAAAATTCTTTCAGCAATGTAAGACAGGGAAATTTTACATCAAATATTCAAAATATTTCTAATGCAGTTACATACATTTCTCAAATTAGACTAGGAAACTTGCCTGCTGGTGCTGAGTATACAGAACAAACTAGAGCATACGGCTCTTATAGTGCAGCATCGCAAACAGCAGGCACTGACTGGAGAGTTAGATTAAGCCTACCCAACACTCCAGAGTTTTTAAACTCGTCAATGTTTGCACCTTTAAAAAATTCCGGAAATGCAATGGTATATCCAACAACTCCGCAAATTAATATTTCGCATTCAGCAAACTATAATACTTTGTCTCCTACCCATACAAATTATCCTTTCCTGCAATACCAAAATTCGTCAGTGGATGACATTTCAATAACTGGAGAATTTCCAGTTGAAAATGAATCAGATGGACGTTATTGGATTGCAGCAGTTCATTTTTTAAGATCAGTAACAAAAATGTTTTACGGAAGCTCTACAAACTTAGGAGCCCCGCCGCCGATTGTGTATCTAAGTGGATATGGAGATTTTATTTTTAATAAAGTTCCTTGTGTTGTAAAATTATTTACAGTAGATTTAAGAAACGATGTTGATTACATTAAAGTTCCGATACACGGAGGATTTTCTTCAGATAATAACTCGTCGTCCTATTCTTATGTACCTGTATTGAGCAGTTTAAACATAACAGTTCAACCAATCTACAGTAGAGATGACGTTAGTACGTTTAACCTAGACGAATTTGCACAAGGCGGATACATAGGACAACAAGGTACAACAAATAAAGGATTTATTTAATGGCTTCTTATTCGAAATCGAGTCCTTGGGCAAATACAAAAGTCAATGTTGGCAACTATTTGGATCTTTATGTTAAAAGATCGATACCGCCTCAAGCAGATGATATTTTGTATGCTATACAACCGCAGTACACATACAGGCCCGATCTGTTAGCATTTGACTTGTACGGAAGTTCTAAGCTTTGGTGGGTATTTGCAGTAAGAAATATCGAAGTAATTAAAGATCCTATATTTGATTTTGTTGCAGGAAATCAAATATATTTGCCTAAAAAATCAACACTTACTACTGTTATAGGGATTTAATATGGCTGTACAAAAAAATGAGTTAAGTAAGTTTAGATCTTACAACTATCGGTGGACTTTTGGACCGCTTAGACCAGACGAACTCAATAACCCAGACCTATATAGAACCACAGGCGGCAATTTACCAATAATAAGATCGGGCGGCCTGCCGGATAAACCAGTAAAAACAGCAATAGAGTCGAGCCTAGGAATAAATTTAGAATACTTCATAGACGATGTTAATATCGAAGCTTTGGTTTCTCCTAATCCTGGCACCGGTGTTGCCACTGTACTAACTTTTGAATTTACAGTCACTGAACCGTACAGTGTTGGATTGTTTTTTCAGTCGTTATTTGTTGGTGCTGATGCTGCCGGTTATAAAAATTATATTGAAGCACCGTTTTTATTATCATTGGATTTTATAGGATGGGATTCTGATAACAACGTTGATAAAGTTATTTCAAAACGTTGTTATGTCATAAAATTAACAAATGTTACATTTAAGGTTGATGCAGGTGGAACAATCTATAATGTTAGTGCAATTGCACACAACCATATTGCTTACACAGACGAAATTTCAAGATTGAAAAAAACTACTTCGATCAAAGGAACAACTGTTATTGAAATGTTAAGCTCTTCTGAAAATAGTTTAGCAAACGAACTGAACAGAAGAGAAATAATTACAGTAGGCGGCGGTGGGGGTGCTGATGCCGGTCAGGCCGCTGAAAGAAATCAAAAAACCGGAGATAGATATATTATAAGTTTTCCAAACGAGGGAACTTCTGTATCTGCACTGCCAAATGGTGCAACTTTTACTCCAGATACAAACGATCTTGGAAATTCTAATATTATTGAAAATCCAAACGAATTTGCAAAAGACAACACTGCAAATGAAGCGGACGTCTTTGATCGCGACCGCCAAAGTTTCCAGCGCAGCACAATAACCATAGATCCAAGTGAAAAAGTTTATACTTTTAACGAAGGTACAAAAATTGAAGAAGTAATCAAGGAAGTTATATTAAGCAGCGCCTGGGGGAAAAACTTAACACAAAGTCTTTCCCAGCCCGATAGCAGAGGCATGGTAAACTGGTTTAGAATTGATACCAAAGTTAAAATTTTAACGCTAGGCGACGAGGCAGTGTCAAGCCGACCTGCGTATGAAATAGAATATATTGTGATTCCGTACAAAGTTCATTTTTCTAAATTTAGCACAGTTAATACTCCGTTTAATTATGCTTCAAACATTGCAGACTGTGTTAAGGCATATTATTATTCATATACTGGTAAAAATACAGAAATACTAGATTTTGAATTTTCAATTGATAATGCTTATTTTAATGCTTCATTCAATACAGAAGCAGGTCAAGATGCATATATGAAAAACATTATTGGAGAAAAAACATCTGATCCTATATCAACGCCTTTAGAAGCAGTGGCATCTTTTATACCTTTTAACATTGCCAAAAGAGTTGAAAATTTAACAAAAGAAATAATGTCATCGGGGGGTCTAGGTTCGTACGATAGAAAAAGTATAATCGCTAGAGCATTTAACGATATGATCTTAAACAGCAGTGTTGATAACGTTTCGTTAAATTTAAAAATACTAGGTGATCCGTACTATCTAAGTGATAACGATGCTGGAAATTATAGATCTGGTCCGGATTCTATATACATAAACGAAGATGGTACTGTAGATTATCTTAGATCTGAAGTAGATGTTTTATTACAAGTTAAAAGCGGGATTGATTATAATAAAAACACAAATTTAATGACGCTGGATCCTGCAAACGGATTCAACGGAATTTACAGAGTAGTTACAATAACTTCGAACTTTTCTAAGGGACAATTTACACAGGAATTATCTTTACTTAGAAGACCTAATCAAACATCAGAATCCGTTGATACATCAAACATGGTAACAAGTGCGTTTGTGTCAGCTATAAATCTTGAAGCAGCACAGTTTGCATTAAATCAATCTATTCAATCAGTAACTCAAATAATACAACCGTTTTTACAAATCTTGCCAGAAGAATATCAAAGCTTTAACTTAGACTTGATAAAAGTAGAACTGTTTGAATCTCTTGAATCAACATCAATATTTCAAGCAGTTGAATCAGCAAACAACTTTATTAATAGTTTTCAATTAATACAAAATAATTTTATAAGCACTATACAGGGTATTACCCAACCATTTAATCAATTACAGTCTGGTGTTCGAGAATTACAAAACAGTATTAATCAAATTAAAACAGGCGGATTTCCAGGAGTGATTTCTGGATTGTCGTCATTTTCTGCAAACATCGGATCGGTTTCAACATCGATAAATCAAATATCGAGTAGTGTAAGATCTCTGCCAAACACTATTCAAAGTTCGTTAAAAGGATTTAAGTTATTTTAAAGGTTAACAATGAGCAATAACAGAGTTACAAACAAAACATCACGTTCCCCAAACGATGCAATAACAGCTGGAAACCCTGGCCCGTTTATAGCTGAAGTAGTAGGACATCTAGATAGAAACTATATGGGAGCATTAAAGGTAAGGCTTTTAAAAACAGGTATGTTTGGTGATGCTGACTTTCGTAGCGAAAAAGCAGAAAACGAAACAGTAGTTGTAAGTTATGCAACGCCTTTTTACGGAGTTACTCCTTATGTTGATACAGAAGGTATAGATGCATATAGACATACACAACAGAGTTACGGATTTTGGGCAGTTCCGCCAGACGTTGGATCAAAAGTTTTAGTTATGTTTGTGGAAGGTCGTCGAGATATGGGTTACTGGTTTGCTTGCATTCCGGAACCTTATATGAATTTTATGGTTCCTGACGGCCGTGCAGCAACAGAGTTAACTTCTCCAGCTACTCCTCAAAATTTAAAAGGAAAAAAATTACCAGTAGGTGAATATAATAAAGCATTAGAAAAATCGGTTATTTCGGATCCTACACAATATACAAAACCTTATAACAAAGATTTCACAGAAATACTCGAAGTTCAAGGATTAATATATGACGAAGTTCGTGGTTTAACAACTAGTTCAGCAAGACGAGAAGTACCAAGTGCAGTATTTGGTATAAACACACCCGGACCGTTAGATAAAAGAGTAAAGTCACCGACTAAGAAAGCTGGTACAACAAACAATGAAGTTAACTTACCAAAAAGTAGATTGGGTGGCAGTTCTATAGTAATGGACGACGGCGACGACAAGCTAATAAGAGCTACACATGCAGCCGATGGCCCTCCATTTTACATAAACAAAGAAGCCGGAGAACCCGGCGGTGATGAAACTATTCCTCAAAACAGCAGAAAGAGATATAAATCTCGAAGCTGGCAGAAACGTGAACGTCAAAGCCGCTGCACGATGGAGTGACGGCGCACCTATAATGGATGGAAAAGAAAGCGGCCGCGTACACATTGAATCTTTATATGATTTAAGTCTATATTCGGGAAGAAATACATCTGTAAGATCTGTAGAAAGCATGGATATTAATTCATCTAGAGAAGTTAAACTAACTGCTAGCGGTGACTTAAATATCAATACAGAACAAAACATGTTTACTAGAGCCGAAGGCTCGGTGCACGAAACAGCAGTTGGCAGCTGGTTTAGAAAATCATTTTCTGATATGGTTGACGACATTGCAGGTTCTTATTTTACACAAGCAACAGGCGAAGTACACGTTACATCTCAAGCAAGCATTTATTCACAGGCAAAGGATAAAGTACACCAAATTGGAAAAAATGTTCTTAACGAAGCAGCAGATGCGTTTAGTGTTCTTTCCAGTAAGTTTGATGTGGATGGCAGTGACACTATTAATTTAAATAGTGGAACATCAACCGCACCTGCTCCTGCTATAAGACCAATTGAAGGAAATACACCAACAGCACCGACCAGTGCATATGCCGGAAAACCGCTTCCGACAGTGATTTTACCTTATAATTTTCCAGGTGCAACAGTACCGGTCCCTTATGATAGTATTGTTACGAGAGCACCGCAGAGAGAACCGTGGACTCAACACGAAAATATGAATCCGTATGCGTTTAAGCCTGAGAGTACTGACAGAGAATTACCGGGTGAACTTCCGTCAGTTGATAGAATTCTAACTCCAGATACATTCCAAAAGAGTGTAGTAGGAAGAAAATCCAGTGTAGTAGTTGCTGGCAGTGGCGGACTTGGATTTGGAAGATCGGGTGATTCTCCTAGATATCCAAGTGCAGTTGGGGGTGTAGATGTTCCAGTAGGCGAACAAGGTCCTCTAGCAACAATTACAACCAAACGTGGTTTAACAGCACAAGTTGCAGAAGTTTTTAAAGATACCTTCCAAGGATTTGTTAATGACTTAGAAGCAACAGGCTACGAAATCAAAAGTATAGGTGGATATGCCCGCAGAGTCACGACCAGCGGCACCCGATGGTCATACCATGCATCTGGTGCAGCAATTGATATTAATCCGAGTACTAATGGTTATTACAGTCCTAAACGAAATCCGTTGCCTACAGACATGCCAATTCCCGCAGTCAAACAATTAATTGCAAAGTGGGGTTTAGGTTGGGGCGGTCTTTGGAGAGAGATCGACGATGCTATGCATTTCTGTGTTGCTAGAGCCGAAGGCGGATCTATAGATCTCCCTGCTAATGGTATAATACCATTAGCTCCTAAAAATTCCGATTATATATCTAAAGAAGATACATCCGGCGGACCACAATAAGGAAATATTATGGCAGTACAAATTTCAGATCAAGAAAGAAAACTACTAGACTTAGTTGCCAAAGGAGAAGCAATTCAAGGAACAGATCCTTACGCTTCTCTTTGGCCAAGCACTGCTGACCCAATGATTCCTGAATATACAATTGCGCAAATTTATCAATATCAACTAGATAGAAAAGCCGCAGGATTTGATTCGGAAGCTATAGGAAGATATCAATTTTTAAAAGGAACATTAGAAAGAGCTGTTGGGATTGCTAAGTTGCCAACCACAACAAAATTTAGTCCTGATGTTCAAGATTATTTAATTATTACAATTTTAAAAGCAGCAAGAAAATTAGATCAATGGAAGTCAGGATCGATATCAGACACAGATTTTCAAGTACAATTAGCTCTTGAATTTGCAAGCGTGCCAGTTCCTTATGCAATACCAAAAGGTGGTATTGTATCGGAGATCCCGGGTAAAAGGAGACCGGTACCACGAATAAATATTGTTAAAGGCCAAAGTATGTACGAAAGGCCAGCGGGCGAAAAAGTTCTAAATAAAGCGCACCACAATGCAGATATTTTTTTATTCAATCTTGCTGACATTCGAAATGGCGGCGCCGGTAATCTAACAACAGTTGATATTGAAAACGGAAGTGCACCTTATCAACCCACCGGAGTTTCTCCTAAGACTCAAGCAGAAATTGCAGCAGGTGGCGGGCAGCGTGTAGGTGGAGGATCAGCAGGCTTCCAGCCCTTGCCAAACTCGGCTTTGCCCGCGGTAGGAGATCCATACGCTTATAAGCTCATAAATGCATTGGACAACAGATATGATTTTAGAACAGGTGAAAAAGTAAGAGACCTACTAATCAACGGAGTAAATCCAGTTGCAAACAGTGGAACACTACCAAACAATGGAAGACCTCCGGTTGCTGATATAGGCGGCCAGCCTTTAACTGAACAACAGCTCAATGATGCAGTAGCAAATAGAGTTACTCAAGTTGGCGACATAGTAACAGGTGCAAAAACAATCGACACTCCAGCAGGTCCAAAAACAGTTACTCAACAATATAAAGTTGTAGAAACTCCAGCAGGTCCAAAGTTGTCTAATTATACAGCCCCGGTCCAAACAGCCGCTTCGGCAGCGTCTGTCACTGCGCCTACAGCACAAACAGTTACAACAAAACCTCGTGGTTTTATAGGCCCGTCGGATGCCCGGCGATAATTGTAAGGTAAATATACTACTATGAGTTCGTTAGAAAAAAATCTGTATAAAAATTTAAAAATACAACCGCAAAATGTGGTTGTAAGACCTATTGAAAGCAGAACTTATAGAGGAATAAGCACAACCGATCCAGATACAAAAGAATATAAACTATTTGATATCGGACTAATAAAGCAAGATATTGTAAATCATTTTCATATTAGACTCGGTGAAAAGTTAGAAAATCCTGGCTTTGGGACAATCATATGGGATGTATTATATGAACCGTTTACAGAATCTTTAAAAGAAGTCATTGTAAAAAACGTAACAGAAATTATTAACTA